CGTCAAAGAAGTCCTAGAAAAGAAGGGCGTCAACGCAAAAGCAGTAAGACTAATCCTCAAGGATTTGGATGATGTTAACGAGGAGTCAGTTAATAATTGGCTCGATGATAACGCAGACCTATTTGGCTTGCAAGTATCTGACAATGGTCAGAATAAAGAGCAAACAAACATTGACCTTGCGGCACTACGTCAACAAGACGTAATTACTCAGAATGCTATGACCCCTGAACGAGCACAGGATTTAAATGCAAGACTTGATAACGCACAGAGTGCGGAAGAGTTGATTGCTTTCCTGAACTCACAAAACTAATCATAGTTTCCTAATTCACTTGGAGGTGAAAAAATGGCTAACTCCTACGTATCTACAGGGTCTTCCTCTCTTGGAGGAACCGCTGGTGGTGCAGGTCTAGTCCAGAAGGCGTATGACCGTCTTCTTGAGTTCGCTCTCCGTGCAGAACCCCTAATTCGTTCTGTCGCAGATAAGCGTCCCGCAAAGCAAGCAATCCCAGGTTCAACAGTTGTTCTACAACGCTATGTTGACCTTTCAGCAGCAACTTCAGCACTCACAGAAGATGCTGACCCAGATGCAGTAGCAATGTCTACACCAACCTCAGTAACTATTACTCTTAACGAGTATGGTAACTCAGTGTTGGTAACTCGTGCACTTGAGTTATTCTCACTTGCCGATGTAGACCCTGCAATTGCAAACATCATTGCATTTAACCTTGCAGATTCTATCGACCAGGTTGCAATGAATACACTTCGTCAAGGAACCAACGTAATTTACTCAGGTTCAACAGCAACATCTACTGCGACAATTACTGCAGCAGCAACACTATCTTCAGCAAACATCCGCAAGGCTGTTGCTAAGTTGCGTGCTAACAAGTCTATTGCTCGCAAGGGAAGCCTATACTGGGCTGGTATCCACCCAGAAGTTTCACACGACCTTCGTGCTGAGACAGGCTCTGCAGGATGGCTTCTACCTAACCAATACGGTTCTGCACAAGACCGCATCTGGGCAGGAGAAATCGGAACATACGAAGGTGCATACTTCGTAGAATCTGCACGTCTTTACAATGCAACTGATGGTGCTTCTTCAGCACGTAACTACCGCACAATCCTTGCTGGACAGCAAGCATTGGCTGAGGCAGTTGCTGAAGAGCCACATGTAGTTATTGGACCAGTAGTTGACAAGTTGATGCGTCATCGCCCAATGGGTTGGTACGGCGTACTTGGCTTTGCTCGCTACCGTGAAGAGGCTCTATATCGCATTGAGTCTGGTTCTTCAATCGCTTCTTAGTTGATTGACGGGTTGGCACTGTTTCTACGGCGAATACGTGGCAGTGCCAATCAGTAAGTTCATTAAGGGAGAACAATGGCAGATTATGTATTCAAGACACCAATAGTCCGAGAAGGACCCATTGGTAGACACCGCTTACATTTTTTCTATAAAGACAATAGAGGAATTTCCATTGCTAAAAGTGGTGGAACATACACACAAGTTCGCTATCCAATTGATAGTTCTCTTGATGATTACGATGAGTTCTATCGTGGCGGATATAACCACACAGTAAATGAGGCAACTAAGGCTGCATTAATTGCAGGCGGAGTTGGAGTAACGGAAGCAAACTTCACAGCAATCTAGGGGGATTGATGGCGTATCACTGGGAAGAACATCCAGAACCATTAGATGATTGTTTTGGATGCAAAGTAATGGGACTTCAGGTAAATGCTGGAGATGCCAAAAGAGATATTCCAGATAAGAAATGGAATGCAGAACTACAGGCTTATAGAGATGCAAGAGACCAAGGTATGCGTCCAGCAGGAACTACCATGAGAGATATTCAACAGGCACATGAAGCATCAGAGATTTTAGGCACAGCATACAACTCGGAAACTATGCCTAAAGCAGAAAAGATAAATACCAAAGTAGCCGAGGTTATGAAAGAGATAGGACAAATATAATGCCAAAAGTAGGAAATAAGAAGTTCCCATACACAGCAAAAGGCAAGGCTGCTGCAAAGAAGGCTGCTTACAAGATGGGCGAAAAGATGGAATCCAAGAAAGAAAAAGCAATGGAAACCAAAATGGGTATGAAAAAAATGGCTATGAAGAAAATGGGTAAGAAGAAGTAATATGGCTACCCGTAAAAGTCCACTCCAAAGAGTTGGTGGCTACATAGGCAACGCTATGCGTGAAGCCAGAGATGTTCCTACTGCAATTGGTACCTCACTTGGCGCACAGTTTGATTATCAAAACCGTGGTCCAGCCAATGAAGCAGCAACAAAGCGTGCTGCAATTGCATCTGGTAATAACCAAGACCGCCAAGTTGTTGAAGCAATCAATGCAATCATCAAGGGGAAGAAGGGCACTTCATCCGACCAAATTGATAAGAACGGTAAATATGTTAAAGGACTCCAACGCTAATGAAACAGAAGCATCCAGGGTTCAAGAAAGTTGCTGCGGGAATTGCGAAGAAGCAGGGAATCAGCAAGGAGAGTGCAAGTGCGATTCTTGCTTCGGCTGCCCGCAAGGCTTCCCCTGCTGCTAAAAAGAAAAACCCTAGACTAAAAAGAGTTAAGGGTAAGTAATGAAAAAAGAATTTTGGGATAAAAAAAATCCTAAGAAGACTTCAACTAAATTAACTCCAGCGCAAAAACAAGCAGCAAAAGCCAGAGCCAAAAAGGCTGGCAGACCATATCCAAATTTGGTAGATAATGCTGCAGTAGTAAGGAAAAAGAAATGACAGCAGCATGGACTCGCAAAGAAGGCAAGAACCCTAAAGGCGGACTTAACGCTAAGGGCAGAGCATCTTATAAAGGTGGAACCTTAAAGCCACCTGTGAAGTCAGGGGATAACCCACGCAGAGCCTCATTCTTGGCTCGTATGGGCAACATGCCAGGACCAGAACGTAAACCAAATGGAGAGCCAACAAGATTGCTCCTATCCCTACAAGCCTGGGGTGCTAGTTCTAAGGCTGATGCTAAAAAGAAAGCAGCAGCAATATCTAAGAGAAACAAGGGAAAATAAATGGCAAAAGTAAACATTAGTGGAAAAGCAACACGCAAGATGGCAAAAGACCATAAGAGCGTTTCACCTATTCATAAGCCAGCATCAAAGCCAGGCGTTGGTGGATATTCTTATTCAACACCAATAACACCTGCACAAGATAAAAAGTATAACTCAAAGCAAATCTAATTAAGGTGGGGACAATGCAAGAGACAGTATCAATCGCTTGGTGCGATAACGGTATGGTAGACGGAAAGTTTATGCACGGAGTAGCAAATGTGCTTCTGGAATCAGGAGTTAAGTTTGAATCTACTATCCGTTCTGGTGGCAACCAGATAGCAAGACAACGTGAGCATGTTATCCGTTATTGGTATGAACAGAATAAAAGCGAATGGCTACTATGGGTAGACTCAGATGTAGTTATTAGCCCAGATAAATTTTTAAGATTATGGAATAAAAAAGATAAAGACAAACACCCAATTGTAACTGGTGTTTACTTTACTACTAAGAATCCAGAAGAACCACTAATGGTTCCAGAGCCTACAGTATTTGAATTTGTAGAGTCTGGAGAAACCATTGGCATTAAGCCAATTCATCCTTTGCCTAAGGATAAGTTTATGCAGGTTGCTGCAGCGGGCATGGGATTTGTTTTAATGCATAGAAGTATTGTAGATAAAATTATTGAAGCAGTTCCAAATGTTGCTATGTTTGCAGAAGCAGGAACTGAAAAAACATTTATAGGTGAAGATATCTATTTCTTTGCCTTATGTGGCAAAGCAGGGGTAGAAATTTGGTGTGATACTGGAGCAACTGTTCCACACATTAAAAGATTTTCATTTGATGAGCATTACTACAACGCATTTTTTGGCGGAGTAGAAAAGCAATCAAATCTTATTTTACCAAAACATCACAGAAAGAAGTAATCAATGGCACTAGGTAAAGCGGGTAGTAGTCTTACAGCAGAACTTAACCGTCTTGCTGGTACAACTGGTTTAGACGAACAAGGTGCTGCCAACGCTTGGGCTGGCACTACTGGACTTGCAACTGTAGGTGCTCTTAACATCAAAGCCCAGGCTGCTAGAACTAGAGATAAATTTAAAGATATTGATGGTATTTGCAATGAACTTGCTTCGACTAGTGGAT